TCGGACTGGTCGGTGATCCGGCTGGAGACGATGGACGGTTTCCAGTTCACTCCGACGTACGGGCCGGACAAGCGGCCGACGATCTGGAACCCGGAGGAGTGGGGCGGCCGGATCCCCCGCTCGGAGGTCCACGCGGCGTGGGATGAGCTGGCCCGTCGCTACAGCTTGGTGCGGGTGTACTGCGACCCGCCGAAGTGGGACTCGGAGATCGACGACTGGGCTCTGCTGTACGGCGAGAACACGTTCGTGAAGTGGGCGACGTACCGGCCGGCGCAGATGTACGCCGCGCTGGAGCGGACGGTCACCGACCTGGAGTCCGGGCGGATCACCACCGACAACTGCGAGATCACCCGCCGGCATGTGGGGAACACCCGCCGCGCGGCCCGCCCGGGTGAGCGGTACGTCCTGACCAAGCCGTCCGAGGCCGAGAAGATCGACGCCGCGATGTCTTCGGCGTTGGCGCATGAGGCTTGCGCGGATGTTCTGGCTGCTGGCTGGTCGTCCGCTCCACCCGACCGACGTGTGATCGTCTACCGATAGGGGGTGCGGCGGGTGGCTCTGTCCGACATCGAAGATGCCACGTTCCGCCGCCTCTCGTCTGCCCTAACGAAATCGCAGCGGGACCTGGAGCGCCTCGACGCCTACTACGAGGGCATCCACCGCCTCGAGCAGTTGGGCTTGGCGGTGCCACCGGAGTTGGGCCGGTTCGTCACGACCGTGAACTGGCCGCGGATCACCGTGGACTCGCTGGAGCAGCGCTGCGACGTGGAAGGCTTCCGCCTGACCGGGCAGGACTCCGCCGACGACGAGCTGTGGAGTATCTGGCAATCCTCCGGCATGGACGAGGAGTCGCAGCAGGCGCACCTGGAGGCGCTCATCTTCGGCCGCTCCTATGTGTGTGTGGGTACTCGCAGCCCGGATGACCCGGATCCGGACGTCCCGCTGATCACGGTGGAGTCGCCGTACGAGATGACCCACGAGGTGGATCCGCGGACTCGTCGGGTGACGGCCGCGCTGCGCCGGACGAAGGTGGCGGTGCCGCTGATCTCGGAGCACGCCACCTTGTACCTGCCGAACGAGACGGTGTGGCTGCAGCGCGTCGGCCGTTCCGGCTGGGTGGAAGTCGACCGGGACGAGCACAACATCGGCCGGCCGTTGGTGGTGCCGCTGCTGAACCGGTCGCGGCTCCGCAACCGGCAGGGCTCCTCGGAGATGGCCGATGTGCTGTCACTGACCGATGCGGCGTGCCGTGCGTTGGACCAACGCGCAGGTGGCGACCGAGGTCCTCGCCGTGCCGCAGCGCTACATCCTGGGTGCGTCCCCGACGGACTTCGTCGACCAGCACGGGAAGCCGTTGACGGCGTGGGAGACGTACTTCGGTGCGGTGTGGGCGCTGCAGTCGGGGGAGGCGAAGGTTGGTCAGTTCCAGGCGGCTGACCTGGGGAACTTCGAGAGGATCGTCAACCACTACGCCAACCTGGTGTCCGGCGTGTCCGGTCTGCCGACCCGGTTCTACGGGCAGTACACGACGAACCCGCCCAGCGAGGGCAGCATCGTGGCGGACGAGACCCGCCTGATCATGAACGCGCACCGGAAGCACCGGGCGTGGGGCGGCACGTGGGAGCTGGTCAACCGCATCGTCCGTCGCATCCTGGACGGCGACTGGAACCCGGAACTCGCCCGCATGGAGACGCTGTGGCGCGCACCTGAGACCGACACGAAGGCTCAGGAGGCCGACGCCATCACGAAGCTGGTGGGCGCCCGCATTCTCCCGGTCGAAGCCGCGTGGGAGGAGCTTGGCTACTCGGCGACCCGCCGTCAGCAGCTCAAGCGGATGCGTGACGCGGAGATGGCAGTCGACCCGGTCTCCTTGCTCGCCGACCAGTTCAGGACGGCGACTGAGCCGGCCGCTGTCGTCCCGGCCCTCCCGCCGCTGATGTCCCTGCTTGACGTCGCGCTGTCGCACTACGACCGGCAGCAGGCCATCACCCGCGCCACCCAGGAAGCGGTCCGCCGCCTGTGGCTGGGGCTGGATCCGATCGACCTGGACGGGTCGTGGGTTGTCGATGGCCGACCGGATGTTGGTGACCGTTGCCGCGGCGCAGATGTTCGCGGCGCAGCAGGCCGACGGTACATCGACGAGGCTCTCGCCGAGCAGGACGCCGACACCGACGCGGTCGCGCGGGTGTCACCGGCGGCGTTCGCGGGTGTCGCCTCCGACGGCCGCAGCCTCGACGCGCTGCTGTACTCGGCGGTCATCGCGGTCAAGCAGGCACTGCAGTTGAGGGTTCCGACGTCGGGGGCGATGGCCCGGGGTGAGGCGACGCTGCTGCGGGTCGTCGGCACCCAGGTCCAGGACGCAGGCCGTGCTGCGGTCGGTGCGGGGATGGTGGCCCGTCCGCAGGTGACCGGCTGGACGCGGATGCTGTCCGGTCGTGCGTGCGGTCGGTGCGCGATCCTCGCCGGCCGGGTCTACCGGTACAGCGAAGGCTTCAAACGCCACCCTGGGTGTTCGTGCCGGCACATACCCGCAGTCGAGGATGCGCCCGACGACATCCGCACCGACCCGCGCGCCTACTTCGACAGCCTGCCCCGCCCGGAGCGGGAACGCCTGTTCGGGGTGAAGGCCACCGAGCAGATCCTCGCCGGGCAGGACATGAACCGGGTGGTCAACGCCTCCCGGGCGACCGCCACCGCCGGTGCCCGTCCTCGAGGTCCGGCCCGGGTCACCGCCGAGCAGATTTTCACCGGCACCCCGGACCGGGCTGCGGCTGTGGCCAGCCTGCGGCGCGCCGGTTTCCTCACCTGACCGCTCCGCATCCGCGGGGTCCGCCCGTCACGGGCATCCACCATCCCGACACGGGAGCACACATGGCCGACGACACCCCCGACACCGCCCCTGAGCCGAAGGCCGACACCCCGACCCCTCCGGCTCCGAGCCCCCCGCCGTCCGCCCCGTCGAAGGGCGACCAGGGGTTCCCGGAGGACACGCCGCTCACCGAGATGACCGACGCGCAGCAGGCTGCGTACTGGAAGTCCCATGCTCGGCGCCATGAGGCCGTCGTCAAGTCGCGCGCCGACTACGACGAGCTCAAAGCACAGGCCGCCGAGGCGAAGAAGCTCCGCAAGGAACGCGAAAGCGAGACCGAGAAGCTGATCCGCGAGGCCGGGGAGCAGGCCGCCGCCGCCGCCCGCGCCGAAGTCGCCCCCCAACTGGTCATGGCCGAGTTCCGGGCCGCCGCCGCCGGTGGGCGAATCGACGCCGCCCGCCTCGCCACCCTCACCGAGGACATCGACCTCACCCGTTTCCTCACCAAGGACGGCACCGTGGACGTCGACCGGATCACCGCGAAGGTCGAGGCGTGGGCCCCGGCGGCCGAGCAGCGCAAACCCGCCCCGAAGCCGGACCCCACACAGGGCGCCCGGAACACCAAAACCTCCGGCACCGACGTGGGCCGGGAAATGTACGAGTCGCGCAGAAAGCCCGCGCGCACCCCCTGACGCCGACACGGCGATGTGTGGACCGACACGGACCTCACCCCACCCCCTCACAGCTAGACCTATAGGAGGAATCCAAGATGCCCCGTCTCGCAACCGAGACCTACGGCACGGGTGACCAGTCCTGGCTCGGGTCCACGCACGGCCTCTACAACAGCCGCACCGTGACCCCCGACCCGGCCCTGTTCACCACCGCCGCCTACCCGAACGGCATCCCGTCGGGCACCCCGCTGGGTGAGGTGACCGCAACCGGGCTGGTCGGCCCGTACACCGGCGACTCGTCCGACGAGGTCCAGACCGTCACCCAGGGCGGTACCGGTCTGACATCGTTCACCCTGACCTACGCCGGGCAGACCACCACCAGCCTGGCCGCGGCGTCCACCGCCGCGCAGGTCCAGGCCGCGCTGGTGGCGCTGTCCAACATCGGGCCGGGCGACGTCATCGTCACCGGCGGCACCGGTGGCCCCTACACGGTCATGTTCGCCGGGGACCTGGCGAACACCGACGTCGCGCAGATGACGGCGACCCCCACCGGGGGCACCGGCACGGTGACCGTCGCGACCACCACTGCGGGCGGGGCTGATGTCGGCTCCGACGGCCGTCAGATCCTCGCGGGGTTCCTGGTCACCGACCAGAAGGCGCCCGGTGAGGCGGGCTGGCCGATGCTCGACCACGGCCGCATCACCGTGAACCACCTGCCCGTTCCGTTCGCGACCACAGGCCACAACACGACTGGGCAGTTCGTGTTCATCACCAGCACGGGGGCATGAGCCATGGCACTGTGGACTGACATCATCGACCCGGCGACCCTGTCCGGGTACGCGCGGGCCTCGATCGCCGACTACGAGTCCCGCAAGGGCACGCTGGCTCGCTGGCTCCCCAATCGGGACCTCAACGACATCGTCGCCCGCTTCGTGCAGGGCGGCACCGGCCTCATCGACGTCGCCAGGTTCCGCGCCTACGACGCGGAGCCCGAGATCGGCCGGCGGCCGCAGGGCAAGCGGGTCACCATCGAACTGCCCGCCCTGTCGGTGAACATCCCCGTCTCGGAGTACGAGCAGCTGCGGATGCGCGGCGGCACCCCCTCCGACGCCGCAGCTCTGGTCACCATCCAGAACACCACCGACGCGGTGGTCCGGGCCATCGCCGACTCGGTCGAACGGATGCGCGGTGTCGTGCTCACCACCGGGAAGGCGACGATCGACCAGAACAACTTCCAGTCCGACGACGACTTCGGTCGGCCCGCTGAGCACCAGCTCGTCGCGGGCGCGCTGTGGACCCTGCCGGCCACGTCCCGGCTGGAGTACCTGATGACGATCGTCGACGTCTTCCGGGACACCACCGGTGAGGACCCGGGCTCGCTCGTCATGTCGAGCCGCGTGTTCCGCGCCCTCGCCGCGGGCACGGAGTTCCAGACCCAGCTCATCAACGGCTCCGCCCGCCCGGCCACGGCCACGCAGGTGCGGGACACCGTCACCGGTGCTGGGCTGCCCGACATCTACATCTACGACCGGCGCGTGTCGGTCAACGGTGCGATGGTGCGGGCCCTGCGGGACGACACCATCCTGGTGCTGCCCGCGCCGGTGGACGTCAACGACTGGCAGGGCACCGACCTCGGGGCGACGTTCTGGGGTCGCACGCTGACCTCGACGGACGCTGACTGGGCGATCCCGGACACGGAGCAGCCCGGCATCGTCGCCGGAGTCTGGAAGAACGACAAGATCCCGATGGGTCTGGAAGTTCTGTCCGACGCCATCGCCCTGCCGGTCCTGGCCAACGCGGACCGCTCGCTGGCGGCCCGGGTTCTCTGACCGTGGCCCGCAAGCTCACTGCCGGGGTGGTCCTTCGCCGCCCCGGCAGCGGCGGTCAGGTGGTGTTCCTACCGGCGGGGTCGGACCTTCCGGGGTGGGCGGTCAGCCTCGTCGGCGACCATGTCCTCACCCCGGTCGACGCCAGCGAGTGGCAGCCCGATCCTGACGGGGTCGACTGGCCGGACCTCGACGAAACCGACCCGGCGTCGTCCTGGTCACCTGACGGTGCGGCGGCCGCCGTGCCTGCCGCTCCGGCGGACCCGCCGCCTCCGAAGGCGGGGTCGGGTTCGTCCCGGGCGCGGTGGCTGGCCTACGCCGACACCCACGGTGTGACCGTGGACGCCGACGCCACCCGCAGCGACATCATCGCCGCCCTACACGCCGCCGGCGTCCCCACCGACTGACGAGGGGAGTCCCCGGTATGGCTTCGTTCGCGACCGTCGAGGACATCGAAGCTCTGTGGCGGCCCCTCGGCGAGGATGAGGTGGTCGGCGCCTCGGTCCTCCTGGCGAGGGTGTCGGCGCTGGTCCGCACCCGCATCCCCGGCATCGACGCCCGGATCGGGGCGGACCCCAACCTGGGGGTTCTCGCCACCGGCGTGGTGGTGGATGCGGTGCTGCGGGTGCTGCGCAACCCGGAGGGTTACACCTCGGAGCAGATCGGGGCGTACGCCTACAGTCGCGCCGCGGGTGCCGCGGGTCTGTACCTGACGGACCTGGAGTGGGCGCTGCTGCTGCCGCCGACAGCGGCGCGGGGTGCGTTCACGATCCGGCCGTGGTCGCGGTCGCCATGATGCGGCTCCCCGACCCGGTGGTCATCGTCCGCGGGCCGGTCAAGGATGCATTCGGGGACCTACCCGCCGATGGGGTGGCGGAGCGGTTCTGCACGCGGGGGGCGTACGCCGACGCGGGCACCTCCGAGGACGTCACCAGCCGCGGCGCCACCGTCTCCACCACCTCCACCCTCTATCTGCCGTTCGGGACGGACGTTGTCCGCACCGACCGGATCGAGGTCCGGGGGCGGGTGTGGGAGATCGACGGCGACCCGCAGCACTGGCGGTCCCCACTGACCGGCACCCCAGCGACCACGGTCGTCAACCTGCGCTCGGTGAGGGGATAGCCGTGCCCGCACCACGTCTGCAGATCAACCAGGCCGGGGTCCGGCGGATCCTGCAGTCCACGGAGATGCAGCGCGCGGTGGGCCGGGTCGGTGAGGACATCGCCGGTCGGGTGCGGGCTGCGCTGCCGCTGCGGAGCACCCCCCAGGGTGCGCCGTACAGCGGCCTGGCGGTGCGGGTGGAAACCACACCCAACGGCGGGGTCCGCCGGGACCGGGCCATGGCCTCGGTGATCGTGGCCGCACCCGCCCCGGACGAGGTGCGGTTCCCCGACCGACGGCTGCGGTTCGGGGTTGTGGCCCGCGTCGCGGGGGAGGTGTCGTCGTGACCGACCTGCTGGCGGCGTTCCCCGACGTGGAAGCCGAGGTACTGCCGGTGGTACTGGCCGGCATCCAGGGCGCCACCGTGGGCACGGAGACACCCGCCAGCTTCGACCGGTACATCCGGGCGTTGCGGACCGGCGGCACCGACGACGGCATCACCGACTCCCCGATCGTCGCGGTCACCACGTACGCGCCGTCCCGGGCGGAGTCGATGGCGATGACCGCCGAAGCCGCACGCCGGATCCGGGCGGCGGCTGCCACCACCGCCGGCGGCGTGCTCATCGACTACACGTCGGTGTACACCGGCCCGCTCGAGCAGCCCGACCAGAACCCCGACATCCGCGCGGTCACGACGTACTACGTGATCGAGTACCGACGACCGAGAGGCTGACCATGCCCGACTTGACCGCACTCCAGACCAGGCAGCAGAGCCTGATCCGCAAGGCCCTGAACGGCGGGGTGTGGGTGGCGCCGTACGCGACGACCAGCCCGACCGCGCTGACGTCGGGCGCCTCCGCGGACCCGCAGACGCTGCCCGTCGGCTTCCTCGACGTCGGCTACATCCTCAAGGACGACGGCCTCACCTTCTCCCGGGCCATCGAGAACAGCGACACGGTGTCGTGGGGTGCGTCGGAGCCGACCCGTCGCGACATCACCTCCGACGTCGACACGGTCTCCTTCTCCATGCAGGAGACGAAGCGCGCGACGTTGGAGCTGTACCACGGCGTCAACCTCGCCGCGCTCACCCCCACCGCCGTCACCGGCGAGGTGTCGTTCACGAAGGCCGTGTCCCCGCAGACGATCTACCGCCGGTTCATGGCGATCTGCCAGGACGGCGCCGGAACCGACGCCATCTACATCGGGCGCTACCACCCGCGCTGGTCGGTGACCGGCGTCGAGGACCTGCAGTGGACCGACGGCACCGAGATTCGCTACCGCGTCACCGGCACCGCGTTCGCGGACTCGGTGCTCGGATTTTCTACACGCTTCACATTCGGAGGTCCCGGATGGCGTAGCGCGCTCGTGTCGATGGGCTTCCCGGCCGTCGCCTGACCTTCACCCCGACCGACGAGAGGACCTGATCATGGCAGCGAAGAAGGACCAGGCGGAGGCGCGGGAGCTGGCCGTCGTCACGCTCACCGACCCGGACGGCGCCAAGTACGGGGTCACCAGCCCCGCCGAGCTGTACAACCTGCTGTCGCGGGGCTACAGCCTGCCGCGGGGCACCGACGAGGCCGAGGCGGCGGAGCGGCTGGCCGGCAACGTCGGCGGCGAGCCTGCCGCGTCCACGGCCACCGTGTCCACCGGGACGGCACCGGCCAGCGGGTCGAGCGGGGCGGCGTGAACGCCGCAGGCCAGAACCGCGCCGCGCGGCGCGGCTGGACGAAGCGGGTCCAGGAAGCCCGTGACGTCTTCGCCGAGATCCCGATGGGCGAGGACGAGGCGCCGATCAAGGTCTACATCCCGGACACCGAGACGCTTGAGGCGTTCTTCACAGCCCGCCACAAGGGCAGCACGTTCGGCGCCCTGGGTGCGCTGATGGGCGAGGACAACGTGGCCCGGCTGCGGGACTCAGCGAAGAGAGCTGCGGGCGAGGATGGCCGGGTGCCGATCACCGTCTGGCGCGATCTGCTGGAGGACGTCATGGAAGACCTCGGCCTCGGGGCGGCCAACCCGGAACGCTAGCCCGAGTCGTGCGGCTGATCGACCGGTACGGCGACCAGCTGGAGTACGACCTGCATTCGCGTCTCGGGCTGGACCTGCAGGACTGGTTTCGGGGCCGTCACGCCTGGGACAAGCTGCTCCGCCTCGCCGAGCAGTTGCCCCGGGAGTCCCGGTACAAGGCGGAACTGTACGACGACGACGACGTGGTGGCCGAGTACCTGCTGCTGCACGGGACGCCGGGCGACGACCAGCCCGACGCCCCGCTGACGTTGCAGGACTGGACGCCTGAGCGGGCCCAGCTGGTGTCTCTGACCGAGGCGATCATGGGCTTGCACCGGACCCTCATCGCGATCCACAACAAGGGCAAGGCCCCCGACGTCAAGCCGCTGCCGAGGCCACGTACGGCGTGGGACCGGGCGCAGCGGGCAGAGAACCTGGCCGTCGCGCAGGGCCTGGTGGCGATGTTCAGCCCCGCAGACCTGGACGAGTAACGACCGCGATTCGCTATCTGAACTAGGGGGATAGCGGAGTGGCCACATACACGGCAGCCTCGGTCGCACTCAATTGCGTGCCGGACATGACCGGCTTCTTTGCGGAATTGGACGCGCGTATCCGCGGCTATTCTCCGCCGCCGATCCCGGGTCCGGACACTGGCCCACCGGACACCTCCGACACCGAGGAGGGCCTGGAGGACTCGGCCCGCAGCGGGGGGCTAGCTGCGGCTGCGGTCGCCGCCGGTGTGCTGATCGGTGCGGCACTGAGCTCGGCGATCGGGAGCGCGCTGGACATGTCCAGCGCCCAGTCCCGGCTGGCCGCGCAGCTCGGCGACCAGAACATGATCGGTGCCGAGCGGGCGGGCAAGGTCGCGGCGAACCTGTACGCGGGCGCGTGGGGCTCGTCCCTGGGTGAGGTGTCCGACGCGGTGTCCATGGTGATCCGCTCGGGTGCAGTCGCCGCGGACGCCACAGATGAGCAGATCCAGGGCGTCACGGCCAGCGTGCTGGACCTGGCCGCGGCGTTCGACGTGGACACGGTGCAGGCCACCGCGGCGTTGTCGGCGATGGTACGCAACAACCTGGTGCCGAACGCCGAGGCCGGCCTGGATGTGATCACCCGGCTGTACCAGACCCTCGGGCCCGGGGCTGAGGACGTCCTGGACACGTTCGAGGAGTACAGCAGCCAGTTCGCGAAGGTCGGGATCGACGCGCAGATCGCGGGTGGGCTGATCGCGCAGATGATGGAGGGCGGTGCGCGGTCCACCGACATCGCCGCGGACGCCATCAAGGAATTCTCGATCCGGTCGATCGACGGGTCGAAGACGACCATCGAGGCGTACAGCGCGATCGGTGTGAACGCGGACGAGATGCGACGTCGGATCGCGGCTGGTGGACCGGACGCGCAGGTCGCCATGTCGCAGGTCGTCGCGGCCCTGCAAGGGGTTGAGGACCCGGCGGTGCGCGCCGAGGCTGCGGTGGGCCTGTTCGGTACACAGGCTGAGGATCTGGGTAACGCCCTGTTCGCGATGGACCCGGAGAACGCGGTGGCCACCCTCGGCGATGTTGAGGGTGCGGCAACCCGGATGGGTACCACCCTGAACGACAACGCCACGGTGAAGATCACCGAGTTTCAGCGCGGCCTGGAGGTCGGGGTCGCGGGGATCATCAACGAGAACGTGATCCCGGCGGTCGAGGGCTTCCTGACCGCCATGGACGGCTTCCTCAGCATCCCCGGGGTTCCCGACGTGCTCGGGTTCATCTTCTCCGCCGGCGCCGGGATTGCGATCACACTGGGCACCATCGCGGCCGTGACCAGGGCGTGGACCATCGCGCAAGCCGCGTTCAACATCGTGATGGGCCTGAGCCCCCTGACGATCGTGATCGTCACCCTGGCTGCGCTGGCGGGATGATGGTCTACGCCTACAACACGTCTGAGGATTTCCGGGTCATCGTCGACGGGGTGTTCGCCTGGGTCGGCGAGGCAGCCGGCAGGCTGAGTGCGGCCTGGTCCACGACGATGACGTCGATGGGCGCGATCCTGGGTTGGTTCCAGGACGCGGTCGGCCGGTTCGGCGCTGCCTGGGATCAGACGATGCGTTCCTTCGCCGACATCGTCGGGTGGGCCGGGGGTGTGGTCGACTCGGTGTTCGCTTGGATCGGCGGCTCCGCGACCCGGTTCAGTGAGTCCTGGGCGCAGACGACGGACTCGATCAGCCGGATGTTCCGGGCGGTCGGGGACGGGTTCGTCTGGGTCTACGACAACATCATCAAGCCAATGTTCGACGGCTTCCTGCGCTTCGTCGGCGATGTGGTGCACGGGCTGGGTATCGCCTGGGGCGCGCTCAAGGAGGCGTTCATGGCGCCCGTGCGGTCGTCGTGGACGTCGTGTGGAACCAGGGCATCGGCGGGATCTGGAACAGCGCGAAGGGGCTGGGGATCCCGCTCGGGGACTTCCCGGTGGTCAAGTTCGCCACCGGTGGCCGGGTGCCCGGTCGCCGTGGACGGAAGGACGCGGACGACGTCCCGGCCCTGCTGACCGCGGACGAGTACGTCCAGCCGCGGGACGCCGTGGACTACTACGGCATGGGCACGATGGAGGCGCTGCGGAAGCGGCGGATCCCGCGCGACGGCCTGGCTGCGTTGCAGTCGGGGGAGTACATCGACGGCGGCGACCACGACGGGCCCGGTGCCCGCAAGTCCGGGTTCGGTGGGGTGAAGCGCACGTCGCGATGGCCGGCCACCACCTGATGCGCAAGTACGGGATCAGCAGTGTGGGTGGGGTGGGGCAGCGCGCGAACGCGTCCGATCACCCGAAGGGACTGGCGCTGGACTTCATGGTCCGCGACTCCCGCGGCACCCAGCTCGCCAACGAGGTCATGGCCCAGGCGAACCACTACGCCACGAAATACGCGATCTGGCGCCAGCAGATCAACAAGGGCAACGGTTGGGCGCGGATGGAGAACCGCGGCAACGACACCGCCAACCACTTCGACCACGTCCACGTGTCGTTCCACGGTGACCCGAACGCGGCAGCCCGCGGCAACCGCAGCGGCGGTGGGTCGTTCGACGACATGGAGTCGACGTCGTGGCTGGAGGACCTGCTGTCCGGCGCGTTCGACGGCTGGCCAACGGGGTCCGGTCGATGGTCGGGGCGGTCGCCCCGCGCACCGGGAACTTCATCGGCGACATGCCCATGGACTTCACCGACTGGGGCATCGCCAAGACCCGCGAGTTCCTGTTCGGCAAGGCCAAGGAGGAGGACTCGAAGGGCGCCGGCGGCGGGGACATGGGCGGGTCGGGAGTGGCGCGCTGGTCCAACATCGTCAGCTCCGCACTGCAGATGCTCGGCCAACCGCAGACCCTGGTTGCCACGACGTTGCGCCGGATGAACCAGGAGTCCGGCGGCAACCCGCGGGCGATCAACAACTGGGATTCGAACGCGAAGCGCGGCACGCCCAGCAAGGGGTTGATGCAGGTCATCGACCCCACGTTCCGGGCGCATCGGGACCCGCGGGCGCCGAACGACATCTGGGACCCGATGGCCAACATCCTGGCGTCGATGAGGTACGCGTTGTCCCGGTACGGGGGCAGCCTGTCCAGGGCGTACGACCGCAAGGGCGGCTACGACGCGGGCGGTGCGCTCATGCCCGGCATCACGCAGGTGCACAACGGGTTGGGCCACAGCGAGACGGTGATCCCCCTGCCCCCCGACCTGGTCAACAACCTGCTCCGCCAAGGCGGCGGCGGGCCGGCGGTGGCCATCGCCAACGCCACCTTCGCCGACCCGGTGGACGTGGACGTGCTCATGCAGCGCGCCAGCTACCTCGTCCAGGCCGGGAGGATGTGACTCGTGAACCGTAGCGGGCGGGTCCTGGCCTCCAGGCCAGTGGTAGCGCACCGAGCCGGTTGTGACAGGCGGGAGAGCGTCAAGTGGCGGTCCTGCGTGTGACCCTGGTCAACCGGGGATCGGGAGCATTGTCCTGATGGACCTGACCGGCCCCACCCCGCGGGAGGATCTGTTCCTGCAGAAGCTGGACGTGCCCAGCCCCGCGATCCGGGAGGTCGTCGACGACCAGGTCGGAGACGGGGTCGTCGACCGGTCCCTGTACGTGGGCCCTCGGACGGCGGCAGTGGAGCTGCGGCTGGGCGACACCCCCGAACAGATCATGGGGCAGCTGCGGCCGTACATGTCGCCGCGGGTCCGGCCGCTGCTGCGAGTCGTGGACTCGGAGTGGGCGCAGGACCGGCAGTTGGTGATGCGGGGGGTGTCGTGGGCGGGGGAGCGCTCCGGTGTCCTCGACCGGCTCCGCGATGTGCAGCTGCAGTGGACGGTGCCGTCCGGGACATGGGAGGCGGTGCTGCTGACGTCTGTGTCGATCGCTGCGGCGACCGGCGGCGGCGACGGCCGGGTCTATGACCTGGTCACGCCGAGGACGTACCCGGCGACTGTCAGTGCCCGCGCGGGGCGTGCTCAGCAACCCTGGGATTTGCACGGTGCGTTCAAGGCGCGGCTGTACGGGCCCTGCATCGGGCCGCGGCTGACGGAGACTGACGGCCTCGCGGTGCGTTCACTGCCGAGCTGGTGTTGGCGGCCGGCGAGTACGTGGAGATCGATACGGCGCACAGACCGCCTACATCAACTCCGCCATCGACTCGATCGGCGCTGCCGATGCTCGACTTCGACGCAACCACGTGGTGGCACATCCAGCGGGCCTGTCACTGGTCCGATACAACCCGCTGTCGGGCGTGTCCCGGCGCGGTCGCCGTGATCGACTACCGCCCGCAGTGGATCTAGGGGGATCATCGGGGCGTTCACACGCCCGCTTTAACCAACAGCTGCGGTGGCGACGCGGCGATCTCAGCTACACCGCGATGCCGACGAACGCGCTCATCCGCGCGCTGGTCCTCCCAGAAGGCGTGTTCGACCTGGACTCGGTCGCCCCCGTCCTGCGCCAGCGCGGCGCAGGCGCGAACGCCAGCATCGATCGTGGCGTTCCGCGCGCTGTCGTCGGTGACGACGTCGCGAACCAAGCACCTACTGATCTACAACGACGCGACGGTGAACTGGACGACGGTATCCCCGCCCGCCCGGGTCCGGCACCCGCAAGCACCGGGTGATCGTGCGGGTCCGGGACAAGCTGCACAACGGCACGTGACGACCTACGACGCCACCCCCGCGATCCTCGCCGACACCGGCTCCGGCACCCCCGCCGAACCGGCCACGGCCATCACGCTCGGTTCATCAACCAGGCGGCGGGGCAGACGTCGATCACCACGGCGATGCTGGAGTCCGCGACGCCGCGCGCCTCGGTCGGCAGCGTCGACCTGTCGCGCACGTTCGACATCCACTCGGCAGTCAGCACGGTGGGACGGCACCCGCCCGCTGCGGTGGCAGGTCAACGCAGACGGCCGGGTCATGCTGTCCGGGTGGCGGATGCGTTCAGGCTCGACCGTCTCCTACGCGTTCAACACCCTCTACTCGATCACAGATGTGAAACTTTCAGAGCCGCCTACTGCCAGCGGAGGTGCGACCGTCCGGTATTCGGGACTCGTGGTGGCCTCCTACAACGGCCCGGTTCACATGCTGTGCACCCGACGGGCAGGTGTACGTCCGGTACGTCGCGACCTCGGACATCCCGCAAGGGGTTTGGTGGGATCAGCTTTTGACGGCGCGACGTATCTGAGGTCCTGACCGGTGGCCGAGCCGGCGCGGTGGATGTGAGTGTGCGGTCCGTGGTACGGCGGTCCGCACCATCCGCTGTCCAGGGCGAAAGCCGGAAGGTTACGCTGCACTGAACGACGCCTCGTCGTGCTCGTTCACCCTGGACGGCCTGGACCCCGGTAGCCGGTCAGGTCCAGAGTTGGTGACCGACGTTCACGCCCTGCGTGACCAGCCGGATGCGGCCCTCGGGACCGGGTGTTCCGCGGCCGGGTCGGGCCGACCACCGACGATCTGGACGGTCTCCGGCACACGGTTGCGGTGACGGCGTGTGGGACTACCGGGAGGTGCTGAACCGGCGCATTCTCTGGTCGTCCAGCCCACGGAGTTCCGGGTGGTCGACCAGGGGCAGATCGTGGCCGCGCTGGTCACGGACGCGCAGAGCCGCCCGGTGGCGGTCTCGGCTTGACGGTGACCGGGGCAACGACCGGGCAGCTGCGGGACCGGGTGTACGACCCGGGCAAGTCGGTCGGCGAGCTGATCCAGGAACTGTCCGAGGTGATCGGCGGGTTCGACTGGGATGTGGTATCCCCGTCGCTGGACTCGCTGGTGCTGCGCATCCACTACCCGGCCAAGGGTGGCGTGAAGGCTGTGATCCTGTCGTGGGGCGACGCGCTGCTGGCGAAGGTGTCGCGGTCGTGGAGCTCGGCGCGTACGGGCAACGCGGTGAGGGTGACGGGCCGGGTAGCGTGAACGGGCCGAGGGCGCCACGGACGACCCGGTGGAGCCTGTGCCGTTCGAGGGCGACACCGCGGGTATCGGGGCTAACCCAACCGGCAGGTGGGAACGCGCCGAGGGCACGGACATCACCACGGACGCAGGGCTGGCCGAGCGCGGCGCGTGGCACCTGGCCGAGGCGGAGACGGTCCGCCCCACCTACGACGTGAACTGCACCGCGGTGCGTGGCGGGGCCGGTCGCACATCGACACCGGCGACTGGGTGCGGCTGCGCGTGAAGTCCGGCCGCCTCGGTGTGGACACGTCGCTGCGCGTGCACACCATCTCGATCCCCATCGAGGACGACGGCCGCGAAGGCCCGGTGTCCGCTGTCACTGGGTGGGCCCCGACAGGACTACGGCCGCCGCGCAGCCCTGACCGAACGGCGCCTCGCCGACCTGCGCCGCCGCTGACCTGCGTCTCGTCCTGGCCGTCTCTGACACCTACCGGCCGGGTATCCGGCGCGATCGGAGCCCCATGACCAACCCCCTGGGCACGTCCTGCCACACGGAGACGGTCGGCCCGGCGAGTGTGCATCTGTCGTGGCGGGTCGGGGACTCCTGGGCTTCCGAGGAGTGGGTGGTCCTCATCAACGGCGGCCCCGTCGACCTGACCTCCTACGGGTGGCAGGTCCGCGCCCAGGCCCGGTCGTCGGGGGGGCTGGTGTTGGCGGAGTGGTCGAGCCTCACCGTCGACCCCGGGACGTCCGGGCGGGTCGTGATCGGTGAGGCGCGCGGTGCCGCTGGTCCCCGACGGCCCGGACGTCGTCACCTCCAGTGTGCGACTGACGCACTCCCCGAGCGTGTCGAAACGCTGGGGCCCGTTCGTCGCCATCGGTGACGTCGAGGTGATGCGCCGCCCGCAGCGGACCTCGACCCCTCGGCAGGGCCGGTCGAGAACTACACCATCGCAGTCGCCCCAGATCGTCGCCCGACAGGAGGTTTCCGATGAGCGCACAGCTGATCCGGGTGGGGTGACCCGGCCCTCGCTGGCGCAGCTCACCGACGTCGAAGCAACCGCCACCGCCCCGACCGACACCCCGCTGTTGTGGCGGAAGGGTGTGGACGGGCAGTGGCGCCCGGAGCCGGCACCGCCGTTCGCGGAGGACGCCCCCGCCATCCTGGGGGAGCTCGCCGCGCACGAGGTCCGCCTGGACGGGCACGACGAGGATTTGGACGCGAAGGCGAACATCGCCTCCCCGACGTTCACGGGCACCGTCGGCGGTGTCACTAAGGCGATGGTGGGGCTGGGCAGTGTCGCCAATCTCGCGCCAGCCGATCTCCCGGTCAGCACCGCGACTGCCGCTGCGATCGCCTCCGCGCCGGGGGCTGTCGCCTCGGTCAACGGCGCCACCGGCGCCGTGGTCCTCACCAAGGCCGACGTCGGGCTCGGGAACGTCACCAACACCTCCGACACTGCCAAGCCGGTGTCGACGGCCCAGCAGGCCGCGCTGGACGCGAAGGCGCCCCTGGCGTCTCCCACGTTCACCCGGCACCGTTTCCGGCGTCACCAAGGCCCATGTCGGGCTCGGCAACGTCGCGGACACCGCCCCCGCCGACCTACCGGTCAGTTCGGCGCAACAGGCGGCGCTGAATACCCGCCTGGCAGGGGACCTGCTCACGCCGCCTCGGTACCGACGGACTTCCACGGAAGACGATGCAGACGACGTTCCAATCCGGCCATGGCTGGACTGTCAACCTCGGCACATGGACCGCCGACACGGCGGACTACCAGCTCGGCTCCCAGTCCATCCGCGTCACCGCCCCAACACGGGACCGGGCAGACATACCGGCGACTCAACCAGCCAGCGCAGGACTTGACCAACCGCAAACTCGCGATGCTGGTCAAGGTTGACCAGCCGACGAACCTGTTCCAGATCCAGATGTACTCGGCACTTCCTCCCTGTCCAACTTCATTCCCCTGATCGCAGGGGTAGGAGGGGTGCCAGCCAACGCCACCGTCCCTCCCAACGAATGGGTCTGGATTCATTTCTCCTGGGCCGACGCGGGTAGCATGGTGGGTACGGTCGACAAAACGGTCATCACCGACTGGCAACTGCGGGTCGTCTCCCCAGCTGAAGCGACCGTCCGGCAACGGTGTGGTGCAACGCGATCGCCCACTACCCGAAGCCGACGACCTACCCCAACGGGGTCGTGTCGTTCGCGTTCGACGACAACTACATCAACCAGTACACGCTTGGCCGCCCCATCCTGGACGCTGTCGGTTTCGGCGCTACTGCGTTCGTGATCGTCGAGTCGTTGGGCTCGACAGGCTCCTTCATGACCCGCGCGCAGGTCGACGAGCTACAGGCGACGCACGGATGGGAGGTCGGCGGGCACGCCTTCACACGGCCGCGCACAACGCCGGGTTCACCACGCTCAGCGCCGCCGACCTGGAGACCGAGGTGCGGTCCCTGCGGGACTGGCTGCGCCGGGGCGCCTACAAGGGCGCCGACCTGTTCGCGTACCCCCTCGGGGACGAGAACGCCGCAGTCCGCGGCAGTGTGGGGCAGTACTTCACGTTGGCCCGGCAGATCGTTCGCCGACCGCACCTGCCCGCCCATCTGGATCAACCGCTGCGGGTGCGGTCGCACTCCGTGTCGTCGTCAGACAGCTTGTCGACGATCCAAGGGGTCGTCGACAAGCGTACGAGAATGGGACTTGGCTGATTCTTACGTTCCACCACCTCATCGCAGGAACTCCGACAGCCGGTACACAGTGGCCGTAGCCGATTTCCAGTCTCTTGTCACATACGTACAGAACAAGGGTATCGCCGTCGAGACGGTCGGGCAGGTGCTCGACTCCCTGCGCTGACGCCGACGGCGGTGCTAGCAAGCCCGTAGCAACGACGACAGTTTGTGCAGGGTTACGCAGGCAGCTGCCTGACGGACCGGGGGAGGGGGCCGCATGGACGACCCCGCCACGCAGGTCCAGGCCGCCGTCGACCCGCTGTCCCCGCTGCTGCAGGTCGGCATCACCGGTGCCGTCCCGAGGAGGCGCCGTGCTGCTGCCCTTCGCTGATCTGCTCCGGACCCTCGCTGCGGTCGAGGCGATAGCGCTGATCGGCCCCAGCGTCTACGCCATCTTCAAGTCCATCCCCGTCGACCAGAGATCCGGTTCGCCTCCCTCGCGCTCATGGGGGTGGTGGTCGTGGCCTGGCAGATCGAGGCGTGGGGGCATCCTGGCACTGGCGGATCCCCGTGATGATCGCCGCCCTCACCCTCGCCAACGCCGGGGTGGTCATGTTCCTCATCGAGCAGCGCCGGCCGCGCACCGCGACTAGCCCGTACGCAGCCTGCGCGGCACGACCGCACGTGACCCGGGGGTGTCTGATCTTCAGTGCCGAGTTCGTTTCCGCCGCGTTCGGTGGCTCGCCTCCTCGTCGGCGCCCTGGCCACGTTCACCGCCAACCGCAGCCGCAGGTCAGCGAAGACCAGCGGCTCCGCAAACACAACTTCGCCAGTACCGGGACCGCCTCGAAGCCGCCCTGGAGTACGATGTACCGGCTCCGTGAGGAACTCGCCCAGCACGGTCACCGCATCCCGCCGCGCCCCCGGATCCTGGAGGACGACGACGAGGATGAACACCCACGTCCTACACCAGACCCACCCACCCCCGCAGGGGCCCCCGGTGCCGCCGACTGACCGCCGCCCCACCCCGCCGCCGCCCCGGTGGATGCCCGCAGCGCTGGTCGCAGGCACCGCCGCCCTGCTCGGCGTTGGCCTGACCTTGCTGTGGGGTGTCGCGGCCACCGAGGAAGCCAACGCCGGCCTCGCAACGTCCAACACCGTCCTGGAGCAGCAGCGCAACGCCACCGCCGACCAAGCCACCACCCTCGCCGACCAGGTCGCCTCCGCATGCGCCGCAGGCGGTGATGCACGGTCCGCGCTGGACCGGGTCGGGGCGTGCCGGCAAGCCCAGCAGGTCCAGGCCGCCCCCATCGCCGGGCCGCCCGGACCGGTCGGCCCCCCCGGCCCGGCGGTCATCGGGCCGAAAGGCTCCCAAGGCCCGCCCGGTGAACCCGGCACCCCCGGATCCGCCGGTGACGGCGGCAATACAGGCACCCCCGGATCTGACGGGGACAACGGATCCGCCGGACCGCCCGGACCCACCGGGGAACGCGGCCCCGTAGGCGACGCAGGACCTCCGGCCCCCGAGGCCCCGCCGCCGCCGACTTCACCTTCACCACCGCCGACGGCACGACGCAGCGCTGCACCCGGACCCCTGGCAGCGCCGCTGACGCCCCCACATACACCTGCACGCCGGAGGGGCCATGACCACACCCGAGGACCACGCCACCCACGGCGAACGGGGGGAGCCCGGCGCCACCGGCGCCGCAGGCGCCCGGGGAGCCGCGGGCACCACCGGGCTGCGCGGCCCCCGAGGTGACGACGGCAGCGACGTCACCCACGAATGGGACACCCTGCGGGTCGCGACCCTGGCGCTGCTGGGGCTGCTCACCCTCGCGGTCGGCGCCCTCCTGTGGTTCGTCCTCACCTACGTGGCGGAGCAGCGCGCCCTTTCGGAGTGCCACCGGCGGGCGTTCGCGGAGACCAACACCTCGCTGGTCGCCATCACCGGCGCCGCGGGCCGGGACCGGGCCGATCTGCTCGAGGTTCTCAACGCGCTGACCGACCCGCTGGCGTCGGAGCAGACCCGCGCCGCCGCGCTGGAGTCCTACAAGCGCACCCTCACCGCCACCAACGCAGCCCGCGCGGACAACCCGCTACCGACCCGCACCTGCTGACCCGTTCAAGGTCGACCAACTACCGCCTGGGAGGCGCGCCATGCTGGACGAGCACCGATACCGGGGGCGCCACCGGGCACCCTCCACCGCCGGCCGCACCGCAGCCCGGGTCGTCACCGCAGGCATGGTCCTGACCGCCCCCACCGCACTGGCCGCCCCCGCCCTGGCCGCCTCGGACAGCACGTGGGACCGCCTCGCTCAGTGCGAGTCGGGCGGCAACTGGGCCATCAACACCGGCAACGGCTACTCGGGCGGGCTCCAGTTCCACCCACGCACCTGGACCGGCTTCGGCGGGGGAGAGTTCGCTTCGACCGCCCACCAGGCCAGCCGCGCCGAGCAGATCGTCGTCGCGGAGCGGGTCCTCGCCGGTCAGGGCTGGGGCGCGTGGCCTGCCTGCTCCCGCAAGCTCGGGCTGCGCGGTGAGGCCGCCGCCCCGCGCAGCGCACCGACTGCGGGAGCCCGCCGGTCCGCACCCGGCCCGGTCCCGTCCGGGCGTCACCGGGCAGCTGAGGGTGCCTCCCAGGACACGTACACGGTCCGGCGGGGCGACACCCTCGCCGAGATCGCCGCCGCCCACGGCGCCACCTGGCGGAATCTGTACGCCGCCAATCGGGCCGTCGTCGAGAACCCCAACCGGATTTTCCCTGGTGAGCGGCTCAAGGTCGCATGAGCGGCGAGACCGAGACCAACGTCTCGGGATGGACGACAGACACTCTGCGTGAGCATGTGCGGAGTCAGATCGATTCGACCCGCGGGGAACTCGCAGCCCACATCAGCGCCAGCCGCGCCGAGTTCACCGTGTACGTGGCCCTCCTCGACGAACGCGCCCTCAGTCAGACGACCGCGATGCACGCCGCCCTCACCGCATCCAAGGAGGCGATCAGTAAGGCCGAGGCGGCGGTGGAGAAGCGCCTCGACGGGATGAACGAATTCCGGGGCCAGCTCGCCGACCAGGCCGCCACTCTGATGCCCCGCAGTGAATCCGAGGGCGAACACCGCCGCCACAACGAACGCATTCAGGACCTCATGCTTGTCGTGGCCCGGCTGGTCACCCGCGAGGAATCGCAGGTGGGCATGGGTTCGCTCGCCGACAAGATCGACGCGCTGGCCACTCGCCTCGACAAGGCCGAAGGTCGCGGTGCCGGGCAGTCTGCCTCCTGGGGGTACCTCCTCGGCGCGGTCAGCCTCGTCGGCACCATCATCACGATCGTCGTAATCCTCGCCGCCAACGGCGTGTTTTAGAGGTGGCCGGCCGACACCGCAAACCTCGCCAGGCCGGTCTGCCGCCCCTCCTGGCGGCTCTGGCATCTGTCGCCGCCCTCGGGATGACCTTCGCGATGGTCCAGCCCGCCACGGTCGTGGACGACGTCCCGCCGCCGCCGGAGCCTGCCATGCAGACCACCACCCCCCGGCCCACCCCACGGCCGGCACCGTCGGCTGCGCCGGCGATGCAGATGCCGCCCGTCGTGCTGACGATCAAGCCGCTCCCGACGACGGCGAAGCCCACCCCGGCACCCGCACCGACCACGGCGCCGACCCCTGAACCTGAGCCGGAGCCCGCACCGGAGTCGACCGAGGCCCCGAAGCCTCCTCTGGAACGGAAGGTCGCCCGGCCGCTCGCCCCCGAGGTTCCCACGATCCCGGAGGCTCCCGCTGCCAGCGCGAAGTGCCGCGGCCTGCGCGTTGCCGACCAGGTCCAGCGGGCCTGCGACCTCATCGTCGCGGCCGTCCCCGGCATCGGGGCCATCGGCGGGCGCGCCGCCCGCCCGAACAACCCCACCAGTTGCCACCCCAAGGGCCTGGCCCTGGACTTCATGGTCAACGGCAGCGGGCGCAACGACAAGGCACTCGGCGACCGCATCTACGCCTTCATTCAGGCCAACAGGGACCTGCTGGGTGTGACGACGCTGCTGTGGCGGACCGCCGACCACTACGACCACATCCACGCGAGCTTCGCGCCGTGCCACCACTGATGGGAGCTCCCGTGCGTCGTACCGCTGCACTCCTGGTCGCCGCGCTGGCCTGCGCTGGCGCGCTCGCCGCCTGCGAGTCGGGAGCCCCGCCGATCCCGCGACCGACGTTCACGAAGTCTGCTGTGCCGCCGGTACCTCCCCACACCGTCACGCCGTCACCGACCACGACCGCGTCCATGCCGTCGATCACCGTGATCCGGCCGCCGACCACGACCCGACCGGCCCCCACGACCACGCGGGCTCCCACCACGACGGTTTCGCCCACCCCGACACCCGCACCCACCACCGTCAGGCCGCCTCCGGTCAACACAGAGGCAGCTGTACGGCTCTCCTGGGGCACACCGATCGCGGGGGAGACCGACGAGTTCAACTACACCGGGCGTCCCGACACGGCCCGCTGGACGCTGCCATCGGCCGGGTGCTGGCCAGGGCACGCTGGCAACGGGCGCCGCTGCCCCGACCGCGCCACCGTCAACGGGACGGCGCTCGTCCTGACCGGTCTCGCCAACGGCGACACCGCCTGGATCGCCGGGAACACCGACCGGCAGTACGGGCGGTGGGAGGCCCGCATCCGGTCCTCCGAAACCGGACCCGGCAACCACTCCTACCACGTGTTGGCACTCATCTGGCCGAGCTCCGAGCGGTGGCCCCACGACGGCGAATACGACTGGTTCGAGATCGACCGCCCCGGGCAGGCATGCGCGGTCGCGTTCCTCCACTACCCCCACCCTCCCGGCCCCGTCCAGCAAGAGCAGGCCCGGGAAACGAACTGCGGCGCCCCGCTCAGCGAGTGGACGAATGTGGCTTTCGAGTGGGCCCCCGCCGGAGTGGCCGGCTACCTCGACGGCGTCCAGTGGTTCCGCTACTCCGGCGGCGCCGGACCCGGCGGACGCGGCGCGATCCAGTCGATGCCGTCTGGCCACCTGAATTTCCAGGTTGACAACTTCCACGGCTCCGGGATGCGCCCCGCGCAGCTTGAGGTCGACTGGCTGCGTTCCTACCGCCCCTGACGGGCCCGGACCAGCCCCCAGTACGGCCCAGACCCCGCCCGTGCTCAGCCCACCCCGGAGGACCCGTCATGTCCGACGACCCGCGCCCGAAAATCTACGACGAGATGGTCGACCTGGCCCGCCGCGCCGGAACCGCAGCCCCTGGCGGTCTCCGCTACGGGCAGGAGCCGGCCCTGACGCAGGTCCCCACCCCGTACCGCCGCCAGCCAGGTGGGCGCGTCACCTACGCAGGCCACGTCGACTGGTCCGGAGAGAACGACGACCTCGTCACCGCCACCTGGAACGGCCTACGCCCCGCCGACGCCTCCCTGCCTCAGCCCCCGCAAGACCCCGATTGGACACCCGATGCCGATCGCTGAGGACGTCCTCCGCGTCGCCCGCGCCGAACTCGGGTACCGCGAGGGCACCAACAACGCCAACAAGTACGGCGCCGCGTACGGCATGAACAACGTGGCCTGGTGCATGCAGTTCTGCTGGTGGGTCTTCCGCGAAGCGGGCGCCTCCAGCCTGATCCACCCGAAGACGGCGTACACCCCGACCGCCGCCAGCTGGCACCGCGCCCGCGGCACCTTCAGTACCACCCCGCGCGTCGGGAGCCTGGTGTTCTTCGACTGGCCGGACAGCGTCCACCGCATCCAGCACGTCGGCATCGTTGAGGTCGTCGAGGCGAACGCCGTTGTGGTCATCGAGGGCAACACCCAGTCGGGGACCGCAGGTAACCAGTCCGATGGCGGCGGGGTGTGTCGCCGCCGCCGAGCGCGGAACTCGTCCATCGCCGGCTACGGCCACCCCGCCTACACCACGTCCGCAGCCCGCGCCCCATCCGTAGCCATCACGGCACGCCCCGCCGCAGCCCGCACCGCAGCCCCCGGAGGTTTCCTCATGGCCCTGTCCGACGCCGAGCAGGCCGAGGCCCTCGCGCTGCTCCGCACCCTCAACGCCCAGATCACCGGCGACGTCGACGGCGCCGGCCCCGACGGCTGGGGCTGGCCGAGCTGGCGTTACGGCCCCGACCACGGCAAGCCCATCACCCCCGTCGACATGCTCCGCACCGTCGACGCCGCCGTCGCGTCCCCGCTGGACCTCACCGGCCGCCCCGGGAAGGACTCCGACAACCTGTTCGGGCATGTCCTGTCGATGCGCGCCGAGCTCCGCCAGCTGAGTGCCGACCTGGCGAAGCGCATCACCGCCGTGGAGACGGCCCTCGCCAACGCCGGTGTCGACCCCGACCTGGTCCGCAAAGCGTTCACCTCGGCGTTCGGCGCCGGGCTGACGATCACCGGTGTGGCCACGCCGGCGAACCTCTCGAAGGGGAACTGACATGACCGCACCCACCTCACCCGTCCTCATCTTCGGCCGGGAGCCGGCCGTCCTCGCCGAGCTGGTCGCCGCGATCCTCATCGCGGTGAACCTGTTCCTGCTGCCCGACTTCAACACGGTCCTGCAGGGAGCCATCAACGCCGTGGTCGTCGCAGCTGCGTCGATCTACGTGGCGTTCAAGGTGCGCTCCGAGAACCTCCTCCCGCTGCTCCTGGGCGGATTCAAGGTGCTGGTGGCCCTGTTCGTCGCGTTCGGCGTCAACTGGGACGACGGGCAGCAGGCCGCAGCGCTGGGTCTCGCGGCGATCGTCGCGGGCCTGTTCGTCCGCACCCAGGCCACCGCACCGGTCGCGTCAGACGGCACAGTCGTCGCCACCGTCGGCCGCCACGCCGCCGCCTGACCCATGTCGTCCCCACTCGATCGCGTCGCCTCCTGGTGGCGCGACCTCAGCGCTCTGCCACGACGTGTGGCGGAGATCCACACCCGGACGGAAAGGCTCCTCACCATGGCCGACCAGATCACGACTGTCCTCACCGAGGTTGCGGAGGGGCTCCGCGGCCCGCTCGCCACCTCCATCACCGCCCTCATCGCCGAGCGGGACACCCTCGCGGCGCGCAACGCCGAGCTCGAGGGCACGGAGGTCGTCCAGTCCTCCGCTGCTGCCGACGTGCGGGCGGCGTTCCACGAGGTGGCCGCGTCGATCGCGCCGGTCCAGGACGTCCAGGACGTGCCGGACCTGCCTGCCGACCCGGAGGCCCCGGCCCCGGAGGCGGACCCGGCCGCCTGACCTGACCGTCTCGGCCCGCCCCCGTCACAGCGGCCGAGACAGCGAAGCGCCCCACTTCCCTCAGGGGGAGTGGGGCGCATTCGTGCGTCCGGGGTCAGGTCACCACTGGGCTCCGAGGATCTGCGCCAGCCGCTCCTGGAACTGCGCACTCCCGACGCCACTGACTGTCTCGACTTCCGGGTCCCCGACGGTCACCTGCCCGTCCGCGACGGTGATGGTGGCGATGCAGGTGGTGTCTTCCCAGTCGTCGCCGCAGTGCACCTTGAGGGCCGCCGAGGGGGCGGCCGGGAGAACTACATCGCGGATGTGCTCGGCGACGGACTCCACGCTGTAGTCACGCTCGAACAGGTTCCCGCCCGCCTTCACCTCCGGGGCGGGCCACGGACCGAGACCTCCGAGGCTCGGGTAGAACGACAGCGGCCCAGGTCCGGGCTCCGCGTCCAAGTCGTCCATGTCCCAGCGCAGCGCTGCCTTGAGCGCCGCCACGTGCTCGGGTGCGATCGAGCCTTCGATGCTCACGGTTCGCCAGTTGCCCATGTGGTGCTCTCCTCGGTCGTCTCGGTCAGGTTTGGTGCCGACAGCCAGGGAGCCGCTGTCGGCAGGACAGGGTCAGCGGTAGTTCGACTCCCGCAGTACTTCGCTGATGGTCTTGGTCTGGTCGGTGAGCAGCTCCTCACTCGGCGGCTCCAGGTCGTACGGCTGCGCGGCCTGTGCACGGGCAATGGCCTCCCGCAGCTCCTCACGGCTGGCCAGCTTCACGCAGACCTCTGCGGACCCGTCGACCGATCCGAGCACCATCGGGTCGCCGTTGGCGATCCCCATCAGCTCCGTGATGGTGGCGATGATGATCGGGATGCCGTGGTCGCGGGCGGAGTTGACGACGAAGTCGTCCAGGTCGGGCCGTCCAGGGATGTTGGGCATGGCGTGACTCCTGTGTGTCGGTTCGGTGGGGTCAGTGGCCGTCGATGAGCGCGAGCACCGCCCGCAGGTCCCCGAGGGTGAGTCCGGTGACGTGGCCGTAGATGCCGCTGGTGGCGGGCAGGACCATCCGGTCGTCGGGGACGTGGTCGGCGTGGACGGCGAGGGTGTGGCGGAGGTTGCCGATGGGGGTGCCGTCGGGGCGGGGGACGCCCAGCGCGTCGAGCTTGTCCATGCGCCGGTAGTCGAGGCGGTCGCTGCTCATGAGGGAACCGTAGCAATCCGACTCACTGACCGCAAGTGATCCGCCCAAACAAGTCTCACACCGTCGCACGCCTCTGCTATCCTCGGCGCATGGAAGACGACCCGCTGCTCCCCATCACGGCAGCCGCCCGCAAGGCGGGCGTGTCCCGCGCGACCGTGTGGCGGATGGTGTCCTCCGGGCAGCTCGCCCCGCACGACCGCACCCCCGGCGGGCACCTCCGCTTCCGGGCCGGGCAGTTGTCCCGGGAGTTCGCGGCGATCCGCGCAGCGCGGATCGCCACCCCCAATAGGGAGACGCCGTGATCGTCACCGTCACCCACCTCGGCACCGGCCGCACCGCCACCGGCACACCCATCCAGGTCCACCGCGCCATGCAGCGCTGGTACACCCCCGGCACCGTCGCCGACCTACTCACCACCGACGCCCTCATCCACGCCGTCGAGCGCGGGGACCGGCTGCAGCACGACCTGGCCGCCGTCCTCGGCGTCGCCGTCGACGTCCACCCACGATCGAACGGAGCAATCCCATGACCGACACTGACGAGCAGCGTCGCAACCGCCGCCTAGCGCAGAACCTCGCGGCAGGCACTGCCGTGCCCGGTCTCGACGAAGTCATGGAAGGTGCGCGCCGAATGGCTGGGGCATACCTGGACGTCCCCGGTCCGCGTGCCGTCCAACTCTGCGACGAGATCGACCGACTCCGGGTTGGCATGGCCGCAGCCCGCGATGCGCTGCGCGTTGGCCAGCGCGTGGAGTACGGACTGATCCAGCGCCTCTCGGCTGCGGAAGCTGAGGTTGAGGCGCTCAGGGCCCCCAGCTAGGCGACTAACCGCCGCCGTCCTCCCGCAGCCGGTGCCTGCCAGCCGACCTGCCCGAAGGCGGGGGAGCGGGCACCCCGCGCTCCTCGATGCCGTCCGGGTCGTCGCTGCGGCGTTCCGCGGCAGCCAGGCAGCCTGACCGGCCGCACGTCCGCGGTGTCGGATCGTCCGGGTCGGTGGGCAGTTCCAGGGGGCGGAGGCAGCCGACGCAGCGGGAGTGGACGTGCATCAGCTCAGGGACGGCACGCGGTAACTCTGGGTGGGCATGTCGTCACCGTCGTCCCGACGTTGCGGGGCGTTACGCCGAACGGCTCAGCCGTTGGGCAAGGTTGACACCTTGTCGCGTGCGGCGATAAGGTTTGGCCATGCAGCTCAAGAAGATCCGCACGGGCGTCGTCTACGCCGAGCACCGCAACAGCCAGTACTCGGCCGACACTGGGACGCCCGTCGTCGTCCTCGACACCGCCGTCTGGACTCACCGCGGCAGCTACGGCCGGGGGCGGGGCTCCTACCGCCGCACACCGGGCGCACGCCCCGGCGTCGACCGCGGGTTCGGGGGGCCCAGCGAGACCCGCGGCCTACCTGTACTGGCTCTGCACGGGGCAGGCTGGCAGGAACGCTGCCGCCCCACGGACGCCGACCTCGACGAGTTGGGCCGCGTCGCCGCCGCTGTCTCCATGGAGCTGCGCGGCGAGCGCGTGCCGACCGACCTCGCCAACATCGGCAACTTCCGGGCGGAAGTCCAGATCGTCAACCCCCGCGAGATCCAGGCGGGCTGGGCCGACTACGTCACCGAGCGGCGGAAGGCAGAGGAGGACCAGCGCCGGCTGGACGCAGCGGCGCGAGAGCGACTGGACCGCGCCGAGTGCGAGCGCCGGGATGCGGTGGACCGCATCGTCGCGGTGCTGCCCGAGTACCCGCTGCTCACCAGCCGCACCCAGTACCGGGTGCCGCACGAGCTGACGCTGTCGTGGCCCGAGTTGGCTGCACTGCTCGATGCCTACGCCGACGCCCGGACCCTGGCGCCGTGACCGACCCGCTCATGTCCCGCGAGGAAGCCGCCGCCCTCTGGAGCCAACGCACCGGCCGCGCAGTCCAGCCCCGGTCGATGCGCAACATCCTCGCCCGCTACGGCATCCGCGAACACCGCGGCTACCTCCGCCACGAAGTCGAAGCCGTCGAACCACTCGGCCAAGGCCGACGCACAGACCTGCAACGCCCCGAACCCCAGGAGGGCTGACCGATGCAGCACCCGACGGACGCCGAGATGGACGAGTTCGCCGAGGAGGTCGACGACGCCATGCGCGCCCACGGCCTGACCGAGAAGCAAGGCTGTGGAGCTGCTGACGATGGGTGACATCTACAGCCAACCCGACGAACCGTGCGTCTGCGACACCGGCTTCACCTGCTTGGCGCGGCACGACACCTAGCCGTGGGGGAGTTCCACCACCCGCGCCGACACGTACCGCTGCGCCTCCCGGTCGTACAGCCGCCCAGCCGGCGTCACCGTCAGCCGGGCAAGGGGCATCGCCGTCAGCCGCTGCGCCACCGCCGGCTCGCACTCCACGACGACACCGGCGAAGGTGCCCGCCGGTGAACTTGACACGCTCCATCGAAGTCATCCGGCGGACGGTAGCCAGCCGTGCGGCGACTGCGCCGTGATATGCGGGACGGTCTGCGGGTGACGACATCTTCGGGGATCGACGTCGCGTACCGACAGACGGTGTATACTTAAGTATCCCTGCTGTGGGATCTCATTCTCATCTCCGGCTACAGGCATGCTTAACACGAGCTGATCTGGATCAAACCATGGGGTATGCTGCCGCCCGGTCGCGCCATCTTTTACCTCGTCTCCTTTCCCCTCCCTAAAATTACACCCACGCACCGGGTCACACCCCGCACCCCAAATACGCGGGGCCACCCACACGGCGATTCCGGTATACGACATCGATCGACTCGTCGTCGAGCGTCACGGAGTGGAGCGCCTTGTCGCATCATCCGAGAACACCAGGCGCAGAGCGTACGGGCTCTTCGTCTACGACGCCTCGCACACCTGGTGCGCCGTGAGCCGCGGGCGCGTCACCTCGGCCACGCTTGAGACGTTCACGAGCTCCGTATCCAGATGATCACCGCCAGGCCGCACCCGCGAAGATCAGCCAGCACATGGGTGCGATCGTAAGCGCACTAGCTCACCGCTTCGACGGCCAGCACCCACCAGTGAGGCGGCACGCCATCTCTTCGCGGCTCTACCGACGCGCGCGCGCCGCGTCGGCGAGGCGACCGCGAAGCCGCACAGCTGATGCAGCCCGCGTAGTCTGTACGCATCATCGCCCACGCTCGACCCGACGCGCCTCACTGGCACAGGCGCGACCACTGCTCCTCGTGCTCGGGCTTCGCCATGTGAGGCCCGCCGACTCGATACTCGCGCATCATGCATTGGCGACGTCAATCTGAGACCTGCCGACGGCCTCGACATCACGGTCCGCACCTCGCACGACCGACAAGGGACTCCCGCGGCGCAGTAGTCTCCATCCCACGCGCGAGCACCCGTGAACTGGCGCTGTCTCTCTCGTCCACTGAGTGGCGCGACCTGCCTCACTCCGCGGCATCGTCGAGCGGCCACTGCTCGGGCCGTCGCCGACACATAGCACGGCCACGAGCGCTCAAGCGGACACGGTCACGCCATCGTGCAGGATCTCGTCCGCCGGGCGAAGCTCCGAACCCCGAGCGCTACTTCCGCCCCAGCCTCCGCGCTGGCGGCTCACCGCGGCCCTCCGAGCAGGCTTCCCGCTTGGTGTCGCTGCGGGCACGGCCGTGGTCCCCGAGCTCCCCCGTCGTCATCCGCTACGCCCGCGCCGCCGACCCTGCGCGCGACAATGCGATGCGCGTGTCTGTGAACGCG